CGCCTTGCCGTTCGGGATGTCGAGGTAGACGCAGGATGGCGCCGCGGACACGAACTCGTTCCCGACTATGTGTGTCGCCCCGCCCGCCCGCTGCCGGATCGTATAGGCGGATGTCCCAAGAAAGGTGTTCCTCGTTATGATATTCCCGCCCTGATCCTCGTTCACAAGATTGTCGATCGTGATGGCGCTGCCAGCGCTCGAGGACGCACCAAACAGACTATCGCTGATAACCGAGAACCAGTTCGAGTTCAGCTTGACGGCATCGAAGTAGTGCTGAAAGAGGCAGTGCGTTATGAAAACCGGGAAATTCTGTGAAGAGTTGCCGTGGATGAATGCCCCGACCGTGGCGTCTGGTCCGGCTGATGTCCCGATCAGGAAGTCCCGGAAGGCTACCGGGAGATCCGTCGTATTTGTGAGATTGAAACAATCGAGGTTCGACGGACAGCCGAGCGTTGTGTCGAACTCGCCCGCCCCCTGGAATATTATGCCGGCTGGGACCGTGAGTGTCGCCGCGATCTTGAAAGATCCCGCAGGGAACACGACCATCGCGCCAGAACTTGCAACGGCCGCATTAATGGCGTTCTGGATCGCCGTGCTGGAGTCCGACGCGCCGGTTGCGTCTGCCCCGTAAGACATGACCGAGATGCCTTTGGCAACATCCCACGCGAGCCCGTTCGTCTCGTTCGATGCCGCGGTGAGCGTGTAGCCGTTGACGCCTACCGGATGACGGACCCAATTCGCGCCAGTATGTGCGATCAAATCGCCCTTGGCGGCAGAGCCGGGGGCGATGTTGTTCAGCGCCGCCTGCTGCGTCGTCGCGTTCGTCCCGCCATTCGCGATCGGGAGCGTCCCGGACACGTCACCCGTGGCGAGAGCGATCGCGCCGCCGGAGAAAGCGCCCGCGCCGTTCCCGTGCGCGATCCCGGTCAGCGTTGCAACGCCAGTACCTCCGTTCGTGACGGGGAGCGTCCCAGAGACATCCCCGGTGGCGAGCGCCACGGCACTGGCGGTCAACGCCGCAGCTCCCGTACCGTGGACGATCCCGGTGAGCGTCGTGGCTCCGGTGCCGCCACTCCCAACTGGAAGTGTGCCGGAGACATCCGTCGCGAGCGGGACCTGAGCGGCCGCCGTGACCACACCAGCGCCATTGCCCTTCATGTAGCCCGTGAGCGTCGTGGCCCCAGTGCCGCCGTTTGGGACGCCGAGCGTGCCGCCGAGTGTCAGCGTTCCGATCCCGGTGATCGGGCCGCCCGTGAGCGTCAATCCGGTCGTGCCGCCGGATCCCGAGACGGATGTGACCGTGCCGGCGCCGGCTGCTGCGACACACGGTTCCCAATCGTTGTTTGCGGTAACCCAACAGAGAACATTCGTGTTCGCGGGGGCCGCCGTCGCCACCGTGCGGCCCTGCAACTTCGCGACGGTCGTCGCGCCCTGCGTTCCCGTCACGTCACCCGCGAGGGAACCCGTAAAGCTCGCGGCGGACCCCGAAGCGTTGCCGGTGACGTTCCCGGTGAGGTTCGCCGTGACCATCCCGGCCGCGAAGTCGCCGCCCCCGTCGCGCTTGACGATGGCCGAGGCGGTGTTCGTGTTCGTGGCCGCGTTCGCGAGAACTGCGCCGGCCGCTACGGTCGCCGCCGCCTGCCCACCGACCGTGACGACGCTTGGCGTACCGGCCGAGCCGCCGATGTCCCCGGCGAGTTGGATGGCGCCCTTCGCCCCCGCGGTCGCGTCAGCGACGTTGCCGGTAAGCGCCTTGGCGTTGAGCGTGAGCGTCAGTGGAAGCGTCCCCGAGGCGGACGTGAGACCGTCCGAGGCGGTCGTCGCGTTGCCCGCGAGCGCGCCCGTGAAGGTCGAGGCGGCCACCTGGCCCGCGCCGTCGCGCTTGAGGATTGCGGCCGGAGTGTTGGAAGCCGTCGCAGCGTTCGCGGCGATCGTAGCGGTCGCAACGTCCGCACCCGTCTGCCCGCCGACTGCGGCGACGAGAGTCGTCATCCCGGTCGAGGTCACGTCCCCGACGAGCGCACCCGTGAAGGTAGCCGCCGTCCCGGACGCGTTCCCCGTGACGTTCCCGGTGAGATCGCCCGTGACGTTGCCCGTGACGGCCCCGATAACGCCTCCGTGGAAGATGCCAGTCACCGTGTCGAAGTAAGAGACTTCGGAACCGAGCGCGTTATCGCCCGCATATCCGATCAGGGAGAGTTTCCCCGCGTTGAGTGCGGTCGGCGTATTAACCCATGCCGTCAGTCGCTTCTCGGGGAGGAGCGAGATGGTGTTCCAAACGCTGCCCTCGAGGATGAAATTGTTCGACTGCCGCTGCTGCACTGGAGCGGTGGCGTCCGTGGTGCGCTGGACCCGGATATCGCCGGTTGGCGCGAATGCACCCGCGAAGATCAGCGACCCGTTGAAAGTAGCCGAGCCGTTGAAGATCGTATTCCCGGCGATCGTGCCGCCAGATGTCAGCGAGAGCTTGTCCCCGAGATCCCCCACGAGTCCAGATACGTCGGTTTCGGCGTGCGTGTGAACGAGGTTCGCGGCCGTGATCGAGGCCGGCGTGATGGGGTCCGTGTTGCCCGTCGCGTGCGTCGTGGCGTGAACCGCCGGGGGCGAGCCCGCCACGGGGAGGTACGCCGTCGAGATGTGTGTGGAGGCGTCAAGAGGGACGTAGCCGGAGGCCGCGCCCTTGTTCGAGGGGTTCTCGGCGCCGATGTCACCGGGGACCGCCCCGGCCTTGTTGATCTTCGTCCAGGCGATTGCCGCCGCGGCGTTCACGTCGGCGTTGACGATCGCGAGTGGTGCGATGGTGGGGTTCGGGAGCGTCCCCGCGAGAGCTCCCCCGAGCGCCCCGACGTTCGTTGCGGCCGCCCCGGTCGCGAGCGCGGGCCCCGGCAGTGTGCCCGAGAGCGCACCGGATAGGCTCCCGACGTTGCTTGAGGCAGCCCCCGCACCGAGCTGCGTTGCGGTCACACCGGCCGACGTGATGCCGACGATTGGCACCGTGGCGGTGCCGGACACCGTGATCCCGGTTCCGCCCGTGATGGAGTTCACGACCGACCCGGCGGTGACAGCTTGGCAGGTGTACGAGCCCGAGCCGCTCGAGTAGACCCGGGCCTGGCCGTTCGCGCAGTTTCCGACCGCGAGCGGTTGCCCACGCAGGGCGATCACGGACGGGTTCGGGCTCGAGCCGGTGAGATCCCCGCCCATACTCGGGCCGGTCGTCGAGAGGATCGTCGCCGGCGTGAGCGTGCCGCGGTTGGACAGGGTCAGGTCAGTAAACGCGGCCGGGCATGAGGCGCCGGTCAGGATCACGGTGTCTTTCGCGATGCCGATGGCCGGGATGTCCACCTGGGCGTTGAGGCCCTGGACAAGCGTCAGGCTCCATGTGCCGTTCGCCGCGGTCTTCGTCGTCAGGTCTTGCGTGGCGTAGGGCGGGGTCGGCGAGATGACACGGAAGCGGACGGGCGTGTTGGCGACGGGCTGCGCGCTGATGTCCAGCACCGTTCCCGAGACGACGCACGTCGCCGGCTGCGCATACGCCGGATGGCACGAGTAGAGAAGGCTTCCGAGTCCTGCGAGGACGAGAAGTGCGACGGAAAGGTCGGCCCGCCACCCCGCGACCCGGCCCTTCCGACGCGCTTCTCGCGCGACGGCTGTTTGCATGGGTTACCTCATCACAGAATCGTCACAACTGGCCCGGCGTCGCTGAGCCGAACGGCATAGTGGACGGCACCAAGGGTCACGACGCCAACCGCGTTGCCCTTCGTTGCCGTGAGAAGCACGGTGATTTTCCCTGCGCCCGCAGTCGAGGTCCATGTGTCAACCGTGTTCGTTCCGCCCGTCTTGACATTCGTCTCGACTGCTTCAACCGGATTTGCTGTGGTAACTAATCCGCCGTTCGCACGGTAGGCGGCGCTATGCACCATGCCTTCGTTGATTGCAGCGTTTGTGCCATCGGCGAACGTAATCGTGTAGTGAACCTGATACCCAATCTGCTGGTCATCACCCGGGAGTGAGATTTCGAACAGCGGCACAGCAGCGGCCCCGCTGACGAGATTCTTGTGCCCGTGGACCGCTGGAATGGTATCCGTGAGGCCGCTCCCACCATTCGCGACCGGGAGTACACCGACCACGTCCGTCGTGAGATCGACCAGCCCGAACACGCTCGATGCCTGACTGATCTTGACGGCTTCGACGTCCAGCTTGGCGGCCATTACCGTTGGACCTCAATCGTCGCGGCCAGCGTGCCCGCCACGCGCGAGACGAGGAACGCGCGCGTGTAGGCGCAGGGAGGAAGAGCCCAAATCTCGCCGCCGTCGCCTGTCGCAACGGCCATCCCGGTGGGGTTCGTGATCGTGGCCGAAGTGAACCACAGTGTTCCGTCCGTGCTCTGCTGAAGCGTGACGACCGCCGTGCTCGCGGCCGGGTCGTCGGAACGGTAGACGTGCACGCGGATGTACTGCGCGGCAGAGGTGTCAAACGACGGCCCCGCGCCAACCCCGATCGAGCCCGGCAATAGAACTGATTTCGTATTCGATTGCATCGTGTTACCTCTTGCTCTTCCTCTGCTCAAAGGCCCAGACATCAAACGTCTCGCGTTGCCGCCTTAGCTCGTCTCGAATTTCCTTCAGTGTGTCGGTGTTCCGTTGCGCACGCTCGTCGAGTAGCCTCATCCGTTCCTCGAACTCCGACCGAGACACATAGACCCTGGCTATCCCCTTGTCTTGCTCGGTGTTCATCGACGACATCTCTGCGTGAATGATTAGCCACGCCGGGATGACGACCGGGAGCGTCCCGGCCCAAAAGATTGCCACAAGCCTGGCGGCCGTCACTAGACCAATATCGTGTCGGGTGCTCACGACTTGGATCTCATCGTGATCCATTACCGTGCGCCCTTCTTTTTCGTCTTCGTGGCGGCGCGTTTCTTGGTGCGGTTCGTAGATCGAAACACCTTCGGCTCTGTACGGTCGCGCTCGAACTCCTCGAGACGGCGCTTCGCATCGGCCCACTGCTTCTCACGCTCGACCTGGTCGAGACTGGCGCGGCGGGCGTGGTCGAAGTCGAATGCGTCGAGACGCTCGGCGCGCGGGGAGAAGCTCTCCACATGGCGCCGGCCACCGAGCCAAATCAGGAACAGCGCAACGGCGCCGACGACGAGAAAGACGGTCATCATGGTTTCTTCTCCGCGGCCGCCCTTGCGGCCTCGTCTGCGGCTACGGCCACACGAACGGTTGCCGATGTCAACGTCTGCACGTCTGGCGGCTGCTGAAGGCCAACCTTCTCGCCGAAGTGGTAGAAGTTCAAAGCGAGCGGCATGGTGAAGGCGAGAACGAACCTGGCCCACCGCGGCATCTCGGCATAGGCCCAGGTCCCCTTGATCCCACTATTGGTAAGCGTGGCGATGACGAAGACGCCGAGGAACCACACAATCGCGAACGGATAATTCGCGATGAGGTTGACTAGGTAGGCCGCGATCTTCTCGGTCATGTCTGCCACGTTCTTCGGGTTACGGTGTCGGCAGGTTGTCGGCGGCGTCGGCGGCCGTGACCTTGTCTTTGGCGGCGACGAGGCTCGCGCGCGCGGCGTCGATCTTGGCGACGGCAGCGTCTACCGCGGCCGGGTTGCTCGCGGCGAGGGCGTCCTTCAACGCCTGGAAGTTGGCCTCGTCGGACACGATGAACGCATCGACGGCGGTCGAGAGGTCGGAGAGGTCGGTCGTGAGGCCGTCGAGCTTGTCGTTGAGTTCGGTGAGAGTTGCCATGATGTCTCCTAGTTGGTCCAGAATTTCGGTTGCGTGGTGGTGGTAGATGTGAACGTCGAATCGCATCGCATCAGCGGAATTTCGGGATCTGGATGTTCGGCCCACTCCCGAAGAGAGTGAACACGATCCAGAGCACAACGGCGACGAGGATGACCCACGTCGCGACCTGTTTGAAGGGCGGGTCGATGAAGGGCGCGCGGTTGATGACCCAGCATGCCAGTCCTGCGAACAGGATTGCGACGACAAGAGTGAAGAGGCTCATGGCTCAGTCCTTCGCGGCCCCGACGATGTCGTCGATCAGCGTCAGGAAGTCGTCGCACAGGGAGCCGGGCGAGACGCCCACGGCGGCGCCGACCGTCTTGGCGTTCTTCAGCGGCATCGCCTTGATCTCGGTGACCGTTGCAACGGCCTTCATGACGAGCGACGTGGTCTTCGGGATGAATCCAACGGCCTCGGGGATGGATAGCGGCATCGTTAGTTTCCTTTCAGAATGGGCCCGGGCTCGGGCGCGGTGGCAAGTTGCTTGTCATGGGCTTGAATCTGTGCCTCGAGAACGGCGATCTTCTTTTCGTGAGACGTGATGAGATCGACGACGCCACCGAGTGCCTTCATCGCGGCCTCGAACGCTCCGAGGATCTCGGAGGCGGTCATCGGGCGACCTTCCGTTTCGCCAACTTCTTCGCGTCTGCCTTGAGCGCCTTGAGCTGAAGTGGGAGCATCCCACCAAGCCCGACCGCGCGTGCCGCCTCGTGGAGATGCTTCTCGTAAGCGCGGAGTTCGGTGTACGCCTCGATGCATTCGCTCGGAGGCGTCGCGACGACACACGACTCGAGGTAGCGCTCGATGCGAAAGTCATAGCTGTTCTGGTATTCGGCCACTTGCTTCGCCGCGCTTGCGCACCCGATGATGAGGAACGTCGCCAAGAAGGCGAGCGCCTTGCGCAGAGGGCGGGGAAGAAAAAGAGCCGAATCGCCACGCACCGGCGAAAACCGGGTGACGATCCGGCGGAGGCTAAGTGTCAAGCGGGCTCCTCGTCTTCGAATTCGACGAGGTGCTTCTCGCCGATCGCGTTGACGAAGGTGATCGAATGATTCGTGTCGTCCTTCTCGAAGACGATCCCATGCACCCAGCCCTCGGCAAGCGCAACGCGCGCCTCCTGGCCGGGTTCGAGGTTCTCTACGTCTTTCCAGGTGTCCATCAGGCGGCCTCCTCGGCTTCGTCATCGACTTCAAGTAGCCCAGCGTCGGCGAGCTCGCTCTGCGTGGCGGGGCGTGCGGTGGCGGTGCAATTCGGGTGTAAAAATGGTTCCGAAAAGTACTCGTCGATGTCCATCAACTCGCCGTCGCGCGCCGCGCACTCGTCGTCATAGTCGCCGTCGTAGACGACCACGTACTCAACATCTGCCTCCCTGTACGCGGCCATCTTCCCGCCGACCTGGGCAAGCGCGATCTCGTTTCGGGCGATGAGCTCGGCGCGGTCGCCGCTGAACAGCCCCGTATCCTCGAGCCGCGACGCGAAGTCCTCGATCGACCACCCCTCGCTGATCGCCTCGCGCACGAGTTCGTTCGCGCGCTCGCGCGTGTAGTCGGAGATGGCCCACTCGGCGCTTGGGTTCGGGACCAATTGCCCGTCCACGATCTTCATCCCGATGAGTTCGGCACCTCGAGCAGCCGCGTAATCGGCGGCCTCGGGGAGCACGAGGTCGAAGTCGATCCCCGCTTCGGATGCGGCGGCTTCGCCGGCGGCCGTGAACGCACCCTTCAGCGCCACCGTGATGTTGTGGACTTCGTCCGGGGGCGGCACGGGGGGGGTCCAGTCGGCCATCTACCAGTCCCTCGAATCAAGGAACGGAGCCTCGAGAGGCGCCCCTGCGTCGGTGCCGATGATGCGGTTGTCGTTTGTGGCGACGGTCGCGGGCTCCCGGACAGCGGGTGCGTCGTCTGAGAAGAAGTAGTCGGCAATGGCGTCGGCGAGAGCGGAGCGCGCGTCTTCGGTCATGTTCACGCCGCCACCTCGAGAGCATTCTTCGCGTGCCACATCAGCGACTCCCGCTGTAACGCGAGCGTCCGCTCGAGCGCGCCCTGGAGTTGCTTCTGCGCGGCCTTGCGCTTGGCCGCGAGCTTCGACGCCTTCTCGAACACGGTACGCACGTCCCCGGCGGTCTTCGCCTTCTCGAGAGAGGCAACGACGAACCGCCTGACGACTTCACTGACCGCCTCGGTCTCGAACGCGGCCGTGTGCTTGCTCTTCTCGATCCGCTTCAACGCGAACCGTTTCCACTCGCCCAACTCATCGAGAACCGCCTTCTCCTGATCGGGCTCGGGCTTCTTCTCGTCGGGCGCCTTGCCGCCGAACGCGGGCTTCTCGCCTGGCTTCTTCTGCGCGCCCATGATCTCGGCCATCTTCGCGGCCTTCGCCTCGGGCTTTTCGTCTTCGGGCATCGGGTCGAGCCCGTCGTCGGCGCGGATCTCGTCAACCGTGCGCCACGTACCGCCGCACGCGATCTGTTTCGCCTGTGCCGCCTTCAACTGGTCGCCGCTGCGCTCGTCCACCCATTCGAACCCGAGGTCCGGCGCGCCGAGGTCGTGTTCGATAACATCGTCGAGGAAGTCCTTCAACACGCCGTCGATGGGCTTCTGCCCCACGTCCTGCGCGTCGTTGCCCTGCTCTTCGGCCGTCGCGCGGTTGGTCTGCGAGACGAAGATGGAGCGCGGGATGCCTTCGTTCGCGCAGATAATCGAGATGATTTCCTCGGACTCGTCCTTGGAGAACGCGAAGGGCTTCGCCGGCAGGTAGTTCGCGCCGGGAGGCAGGACGGTCATGCCGGCGCGCAGCGCGTCGTTGCCGGCGTAGAGGTCGGTGTAGAGCGACTGGAGCTGCTTGATCTGGTCTACCGTGTAGCCCTCCGGCGCCTCGATGAAGGAGTCGGGCACGGTGCCGTCCTGATACCAGGAGAGTTGCCGCGCCGTGCGCCGGATCGCCACGTTGATCGTGGGGCGAAGCTGCTCGAGCGTCGAGGTGCCGTAGACGTTCGTAACGTTCGGATTGGTGATGATGTAGGCGATACGTCCCGCGAGCTCGTCCGCGTCGCGGATGACGGCACGCTTCAGCGTCGGGTCGTAGCTCGGGTACTGCGTCGCCGGGTAGCCGTAGAGAATCTGCTGGTAGCCGACGACGTGCGCGTACTCGTCGATGAGAGGCTTGATCGTGGCACCGTCGATCTGAACGAGAGCATGGAGCGAGCCGTCCTTCGCGGGGTACTTGAAGAATGGACACGCATCAACGGTAAGAATCTCCTCGACCGCCTGCCCGATCCATTCGCCGAAGCGCAGCCCGTCAACGGGATTGGGCCTTTGGAAGAACGCCGTCACGCGGTCAATGTCTGACTGGAACTTCTTCCGCTCGGCCGGCGTCTTGTCGCCCTTCGGCGCGATCTCCCACTGCTTGCCGCGGATCTTTTTCTTGCGGTAGTTCACGGCGACGCGGAATTGCCAGCACGCAAGGGATAGGGCGCGCATCTCTTCGAAGCGCGTCATCCCGCCTTCGCCGCGAGGGGTCGGAACGAGGTTCCAACCGGGGCTAAAAGAAAATTCCCTTGGCGGCCGGGAAGGGTCCGTTAGGCGCGGTTGCAGAGGGAAACCCGGCCCCGCATCTATCGGGGATCGGAATGCTTCGAAACCAAGTTCCTTCCCATCCGCGTCGTACAGGAGCGCTGGCGACTGTGGGCCTGTGCGCGCGCCCGAGTAGTAGCCACCGCCGATTGCAGACATGGCGGCAACCATTTCCGCGGGGGTAACGGGGCGCTGAATACCCATGGCCCCCGGCGTGTACGTACCGTCTCGGCGGGCGTCCGCGAACCTGCTCATCGCCTGAGAATCCTCGGGATTGCGGCCTGTCGAGTGAGAATTCTCGGGAGGTATTGCGCGCCGTCGTTTGTTTGGATGGGATAGCGGACGACGTAAGCCACGGTTCCAACCGCCCCGCACACAAGCGGCGCAAGCACCGCATTACATGCCCCGTGGATCTCCGGAAATGCCATGACCTCTCCTGTCGCAAGGAGAGAGACATCCCCGAGTGATTGTGCGAGGAGCGCGGCTATCGGAACGTTCCCCTGCCCGGCCACGGTGAGATCCCCGAGCGTCGCCACAAGAGTCCCGATGCTGATGGTAACGACCGTCCCAGCACCCGCAAGAGAGAGCGCGCCAAGTGTGCTAGACAGACTCGCGGATACCGGCAGAGCACCGACCGCAGACACCGAGAGCGCGCCGAGCGTTGCCGACAGCGCTCCCGCGTCCGCAAGAACGCCAGACCCCGCGACGGTCACCGGCCCAAGTGTGAGCCCCGAGACTCCGACGACCTTCGCGGCACCAACGGCCGCAAGCGTTGCGGCCCCGAGCACCGGGGAGGCCGATGCGGACGTTTGCACCGCCCCCGCGCCCGCGCACGAGAGCGCCCCGAGCGTCGGTACGGCGGTGCCGCCCACGATGGCCAACGCCGTGGCCGCGAGAACCAGGGCCCCCAGGGTCTGTGAGAGTACCCCGATATGCGGCGCGACGTCTATGGTGGAATCAAATTCAATCCACGGGTTGTTGGCCGTGGTCGTAGTCATGTTCTCCGCTAGATCAGTTGCGGAGTTATCACCAAACACAATGGTGGCCTGACGACTTGTGCTAATGTCCGATGATATAAACCCAAACTCAAACACCAGCCTGTCACCGTGCGACAGGACCATGTCGGCTAGAGCGATAGACGTGGCCTCGTTAACATCCATCAAGCTACGGTTCGTGGCGGTCGCGAGCACCATTTCCGAGGTAGAGGTATAGAGGTCAGAGGCCGAGAGTGGTACTCCCCCCGAGCGCACCGTACTGCCATCGTTAGAGACGGCACGTACCGAAAACATTAGACAGGCGCTGAACGAAGAGTTGTTCTCCGTGCAGCGCAACTGCCCCTTGACGTGACCGGAGATGGTCTGCGCGGCCAGGGGCTCAGTCACATACTGGCGGATGAGGGTCGTATGGAGAGACGTGCTGTCTTTGGTGTTGGACTTGTTCGCCATCCCGGTCGATGTCTTCGTCCGGACGGCGGCAGCCGCAGCAGTAGCGCCCGTGGTTTTGTCCCACGCATCGTTAGCGGGTGTGACGGCAGCCGCACCCGCGCTAGGCAAATACCAACGAGTAGGCACCTAACCTACCTTCTACCGGAGTGAGTTGCGAGTTCCATGCCGGCTCCCTACGCGTTCGCGTCCGTGAGCGTGAAGGCCGTAACCGTGACTGTCTGTGCGGCGGCGATGTTCGTATTGTCGAGCGTCATGTCCCCGCCGCCGCCCGTGGCCGTGACCGTGCCCTGTGCTCCGCACGTCGTGCCGTCCGTCGCGTAGAGCCGGAAGGATGCGGCCACGCCTGGGTTCGTCGCCGCGACCGACCAGGAGCCGAGGAGCGTCTTCTGGCCCGACCCGGCAGCATTCATCCAGTCAACCGGCAGGGGCATCGTCACAAGGAGACCGGACGGATCGGCGGCGGCACAATCGGCAGGGACCGCACCCGAAAAGATTTTGATCTTTGCGCTCGTGCCTATCTGTGCCTCGATCGCATCGAGACGCGCGTTGCGAACGAGAACAGACAACTGTACCGCCATATCATGCCGCCTTTTTTGCCCGCTTCTCGGCGAGCGTCTGTTGGAGGTAAGTCAAAAACTCATTTCCCATCTGCTCGAGGCACGCGAGGACGATCGCGTCGCCCACGTCCGGCGAGCGTCCGATGCGCTTCTTGATGTCGTCCTTCGCCTCAACCTGAATTCCCGACACCCCAACGGAGAACCGCGGTGAAGTGAGGTCACCGAGAACCTCGGAGTGCGGCGGCAGGCAAAGCGGCTCGGGTGCGTTCGGGTCCAGGCGCTCGCGCAGATGCCAGTACGCGAACGCGCGCATGTTGCGGAACGAGAGCGTCCCCGAGGCGTCGTGCTTGTCACACCCCTCGCCGAAGTTCACGGGTACAACCGAAAGCTTCATCGCGCGCGCTACGTCGTAGGCGGACGCGCCAATGCCAATCACGTCGAGATTTGCAAAGCCTCCGTCTGCGAGCGCAACGCCGATCTTCGCCGCGGCCTTCTGCCCCGTATCCGTCTCGACGCCCTGAAGCTTCTCCGGCATCGAGAGCCACGGGCCGAAACGACGAATCAGCGTCGTCGAGTCGGCGCCTCCGTGTGCGAGGTCCACGCCGATCTGTGTCTGAGGAACATCCGGCCGTTTCTCCGTCCACCGCTTCTGTGCGGCGCGCACCCAATCGGTTGGGATGACCTGGAACGCGTCGTCCTTGAGCCCGATCGTGAAGTCGCCGTGCTTAAGCTGCGAGCGGAAGGGCTCGGGCATCGCATCGAGCGTCTTCGCGTAAGAGCCTTCGGCGTAGGTCGGATTCTCGTTCAGGATCTTAGGGATGAACGTCCTCGAGTGTGGCCGGCGCATCTCGCCGTCGATCTCGATCGGCTCGGGGCCCGCAACGGGAATGTCTTCGTCGGGGCCGCTCACAAACCAGCGGAGCTCCCCGGGTTGCGCGTGATTCGGGTGCGTCGGATCGAGCCACGGAGCGAATGCCGTCACAACCCACAAGCCCTCGGCCGTCGTCGGCGGGTTGCCGCCGAGAACAACGCGACACGGCTGATTCGGGAACGCCGAGCGCAACCATCCGGTGACGTACTGGACCTGCGAGCGCGTGAACTGTGTGACTTCGTCGAAGGCGTAGAGGTCGTGCGCGCGCCCCTGCCAGGCGTACTTGTCGCCCTCGCTCTGGATGCCCGCGAACTTGATCGTGCGCCTCGAGCCGCCCGTGATGATCCGCCACATGTGCTCGGAGCCGTTGTAGTCACCGACTGTATTCAGCATCCCGCGCGACGTTTCGATCAGGCCCTCGGCGCCGCCTAGGTCCGTAAACTCGCGGCGGAAGATGACCGAATTGCGGTGTTGGGTCGCCGCGAGGCCCAGGATGCCGTAGGACGAACCGCCGCCGGCCTCGCCACCGTAGAACGTCCAGTCGGCGAGCGTGTCACAGAGAGCGGCCTGGCCGCCGGGGCGGGGAGAGAAGACGGGAGGGGCCGCGGAGGCGGGGCCGCGTTTCTGTAGGTAGGCGGCCGCAAGGGGCATTACGTCGCGAATGGCAAGCGCGAGGCCGGGTGTCATGCGCCCGGCCCGGCTCAACTCGGCTCTCCGGCCACAATCTCCTCGGCTTTGGCAAGAAGTTCTTCGGCGCTCACACCCACCATCGCCGCCATGCGCTGTGCCTCGGCCTCGAGGTCCACCTCAACGCGCTGTAGCGGTTTCCCGTGCGCGTGATCGAAAAAGAACTGGAGGGCCCGAAACTTCTGGTCGATGTCACCGTCCGTGGTGATCTCGTCGAGGATCGCCGCGGCGTTGGCATCGCACCAGGCGCGAGCAAACGCCTCGCCTTCGCGCGTTCGTTTCGCCTTGGCACCACGGGGTTTACCGGGATTGCCAATAGCGAAAGCCTGTGTGCCGGGCTCGTGGTATTCGCGGGTAACTTTCGGCGGCTCAAGCAGCTCCACGCGGAAAGCCTTAGGCCAATGTCAGCATTAGGCAAGGTCTTTCGCTTTATTCTGATCAGGGCGGGTGTCTTCACGTCCCGCCATTCGTAGCCTCGTCCAGTCGCACCATGGGCAGAACAGCCGGCGGTGGGCCAACTCGGGTGCGGTAGGGTTGTTTTGGTCGGTCGGTCCCTGGAGGCGGTAGGTGACGCCGAAGGGGTGGGGGGCCAGACACAAGGCGAGCGATGGTTCCGCTTTGCCACATTGGGGAACCATCGGCAACGGAACTTCGAGCGTCGACGATGGTGCCGGGGGTACACTAGTACCCCCGGGAACCATCGACGGTACGCACGAAAGTTCCCGGGGCGAGCGATCGTTCCCGAGGGGGTCTAAAACACGGGAACCATCGGCGGGAACCATCGGTTTCTGAATCATGTTTCCTTTTCCTTACGGTGGTAAAAGAGGGGTTGTCTACCCCCCGTTATGGGCTTCGGTCCGAGGTGGGTTTCGAGGATTCCGTCCTCAACCAGAATTGAGAGAGCGCCGCTGAGGTCGGCATCCCTTCCGCCCCATTCGGCCCGGATGCGGACCCTGGAAACCCCGATGTTGGGCGGGGCGGCGTCGACCAGGGCAAGGATCGCGGTGGAGTGAGTGCGCTTCTCATGGGCCTTGCGTTCTGCCCTCTTGTTCTCGTGGCGCGCCTCCTCAGCCATCGTGTCCACAGCGAAATCGATCTCGCTCAAGTGCCATCGTTCGGCGTCCAGTACGAGACGGAACCGCGCGCCGGCCTTCCCGAAGGACGCTTTCGCGACGAGAACGTCCACTTCGGTTGCCGGGTCATCCCCTTCGCCATCCCGCCGCTCAAGAAACAGGACGAGTTGCGAACGATGTTCGAGCTTTGCACTCCCGAGGCCCGCGGCCCGCTCCATCGTCCGATCCTCCTTTTTCCGCGCGGCCGTCGCGGCGCGGTTGGCATGGGAGGCGACAAGAACGTGGGTCGTGATCTTCGAAGCGATCTCGCGCGACACGTCCATCGCCGTATCGATCATCCGGCGCTCGTCGTCCTCGCCCTTGACCATCACAGTCTGCGGCGTGTCGATGATGACTGCGCCCACGTCTTTCGCCGCGAGTAGCGCGTCGCGGAACGTCTCGAGAGTGACGCCAGGTTGGCGCTCGTCGAACACTCGAAGCGCAGTCCCCACCTCGAGACAGAACTTTGCGAACGCCAGATCGTCGTCGGTCACATCTCCGTAGGTGTCGGCCAATCTAGAGAGGGGCTGTACACCGCCCTGATCGGGCATGTAGGCATAACAGACCTTCCCAAGGGCCCGAGCACGGGCCATGCCGAGTTGGACCGCCAGGGCCGTCTTACACGAGCCCACGGGCCCGACGAGAAGCGTCACCGCCCCGCCCGGCAGTCCGCCCTTCGTCGCCTTGTCGAGCGCGGGGATACCCGTGGAAACGCGGGTGCTCGCTACAAGGCACAACTCCTCGCGGAGCTGGTCCAGGTCGAGCCAAAGCGGGCTCGGCCCCTTCGCTCCAAGCTGCTCTCGCAGTAGTTCCTCGAGGCCAGCCTTCTTCTCGGCGTTGAGGGCGAGTTCTTTGCGGATGGCCGCGAGGACTGGATCGGGGACATCGTCTTCTGCCACATTGCTTCCGTTCCTGCGCCGGTCTAGGCGCCTGCGTCTTTCTCTTCGAACAGCGGAGCGACGTTGCCTATCCGCCGCTTGGCGATCTCAACGTACTCGGCGTCCTGCTCGATGCCGATAAAGCGGAAGCCATCGGCCTCGGCCGCCACGCCCGTGCTACCACTGCCGCAGAACGGGTCGAGAATCAGGCCGCCCGGGGGCGTGACGAGGCGGCAGAGCCACCGCATGAGGTCGGTGGGCTTGACGGTTGGGTGATGGTTCCCCTTGATCGTCCGGAACTTCTCGGCCTCGTTCTCGCGTGGGGCGTTGATCCGGTTCGCGCGTTCCGGCATTCCTTCCAGTCCGTCGTTCCGGTCCCAGTTAGACGCCTTCGCCGTGTAGAAGAACCGGGACGCGCCGCCGGAGTCGGCCTCCTTGTGAAAGGTTTTCTCTCGGTTCATTCGATACGACGACGCATGATCGTGACGCTCGTGGTATGGAGAAACGGCCCCCGTCTTGCGCTCCCCGCTCTGCTCGTCGAGCATCCGCGCCGCCTCTTCGTCGAGCAGCACGTTTGCCGGCCAGCGGCCGGCGGCTACGCTTGGCGTCTGTTGGGGGCGAGAGCCTCCGTAGACATCGCCACCGAAACGGTCGTCGCGCCCCGGATTCTTCGCGTCACGGGTTGCGCGGTCCGCATTGTCCGCGAAGCCGATTCGACAGCCGTCAATATTCAGTCCGCCGGTTCCGTGCTTCAGCACACACGCGGCTACGGTCGAGCCGAGCGGCCTGCGCGCGAGGATGATGATTTCGGCGGCCGGCTTTAGCGCCGTTCCCCAGCCATCCCACTTGCGCGCGGCGTCGGTGGCGGGGCGTGTCTCGATACGCTGGCCGCGTTCTCCAATGATGCTGCCTGGATAATCAGCGCTGTTGTACGGGTAGGGCTTCGCGTCACCTAAGCGGACACGTGGGCCGACGACCTTACGCTCCGCTCCCGCCGCCTTGTCTATCGCTTTCGACACATTGAGACTTTTCGGAAATCCCGCGCCGAAGAGCCAATAGAGGCACGTCCTGATTTCAAAGCCCGCGTCTTCGATTGCAACCATCAGCCGATGGTGGGTTCTGTCCCCTCCGAAGACTAGCGCGTGCGCGCCCGGCTTCATCACGCGGAGCGCCTCGACCCAAAACGGCACGCCCGGGACGCCGTGATCCCACTCTTTCCCCATGAACGCGAGTCCGTAGGGCGGGTCGCACACGACCGCATCGACGCTCTCGGCGTCCATCTCCCGCATGCGGTCGCGGCAATCGCCCAACAAAATCACCCGCTCAGCCTCTTCAACTGCCGCATCCTCGCCGCCTCTTTCACGATCCGCGCGTAGACGCCGAGATCCGAGCAGTCGGTGCTATCCAGATGCGACGCGAGGAACGCCTGCCCGCCGGCGCGCTCCAGGTTGCCCGCGCGCGAGAGCTCGTAGTCCACGAGCGTCAGACTCGGCTCGTCGCCTCGCGCCGCTACCGCGCGGATCGCTTCCCACGTCACGCGGTGCGCCTCCGTCGAGAAGTCCTCGGGCCGGGGCGGGGCTTTCGGGATCAGCCCGGTCGTCAGGACGGCGCCGAGGAGCGCCCGCTCGACCTTGCGCGTCGCGGGCAAAAGCTCTTCGTCGCGGTCAACGGCGGCGAGGCGCTCGGGAATCAATCGACCCCCGCAAACTCTCGCACCGCGCACGGCCCGGCAAAGGGTCCAAAATGCGTCAGCGCGGCAGCGCGATAGGATTCGGCAGCATCCCGCTTCTCAACGAACACGCCGAGATGAATGCTTTTCCCGTTGATAGTGATAGCCGCACGCCACTTTTGGAGATCCCGGCGCCAGAACACACCCTTCACTCCGCTTTTATTCGTTCGTGGGGGGCGCGTGTTTCTCTGGTTCTCTGCCTTTGTTGCTTCGCGCAAATTGGAGAGCCGATTGTCGAGGCCATCGAGATTGACGTGGTCGAGCCCCATCCGCGGCCAACATCCGTTGACGTAGAACCACGCCAGCCGGTGGGCGAGATACATACGTCCGTCTAATTTGAGGAGACGATAGCCACGGCTTACGCAGCCCGCCAGGTCACCAGCCTTAGCGGGGCCTCGTCTCGACACATTCCAATAGAAATGGCCAGTAGCGGGATCGTAGAGTAGTAACTGCTTGAGCCTCACGGCAGTGATCATGTCAATCAACCCCGGCAAAATGTCTTGTGGCGCATTCGAGCCAATCGTTTTGCTCGGCCCACGCGGCGGCCCACGCGGCGGCCCTCGCGGCGGCCCTCGCGGCGGCCCACGCGGCGGCCCACGCGGCGTCCCACGCGGCGGCCCTCGCGGCGGCCCACGCGGCGGCCCTCGCGGCGGCCCTCGCGGCGTCCCGCGCGGCGGCCCCCGCGGCGTCCCACGCGGCGTCCCCCGCGGCGGCCAATTCTTTGTCCGCGATCTCCCCGCGCAGCCATTTGCGCTTTGCCTCGATGGCCGCCCACGAACGCGGGTCCGTCATCTTCGCCTTGCGTAGCGCGGCTTCGGCGAAGACACACGCACCCTCGTGAAGAATCGGCCCGATGTCGCCGATCCAGAGGATCGTGCGCTCGGACGCGGCGAGCTTGTCATTCTGACGGACAATCTCACCGCCGTACGAGCAGCGCGTCAGGATCGACGACGAGGCGTATTGCAGCGCGTCGAGCAGCCGGATCGACCCGTGGAGTCCGTTCTCGCACGGCACGATCTTTCCCTTGGCGTGATAGGTGCGGCCGACTTCTACGGGCTCGCCCGAGTGCGCAAGCTTGAGACTTGAGGGGACGAAGTGCCAAGCGTAGCACCGCGCGGGGGGCTTCATGGCTTGGGCCTTTTCCTGGCGAGGTAGCGTTTCTGTTCGTCGAGATGGCATTGAGAGCACTTCCGCCAACCACGCTTGTCGATGCGATTGAATGAATGACCACGCGAGCAGTGTGTCTTGCGCGTGTTCACGGCGGAGGGAGACGTTCCACGCAGAACATTGGTCCCTCTAGAGACCGGTTCAAGATGGGCCGGGTTCACGCATGCCCTAGAACACGGGGCATGCCGTGGCCCCGGATTCATTCGGAAGTGAT